GGCGAAACGAGACCCAGAAGAGAAAAGTAAAAAGTCTTCCGGTTAGCTTTTATAAATGGGCAAAACGACCACCCATTAACTCGCTGCAGCACGGGCGTTAGTCCGTGAGTCACAAGGACAGCTACTGCGTTACCCAGGTGTCACCTGGGAGTTATCGAGTGACTGGCGATAAACCGTAGTCACAAGACAACACAAGATCCACAAACGCGCAATAAACGACTGTTCCAAGTTCCTGCTGGCTAAGCAGGCCCTCGAATTCATCAATCATGACATCCGTGGCTCCGTATGAGACATAGCGCGAATAATATTGCTCGCGTGACGGAAACAACCTAGGCTGTTCAGAGAGATCAATCTCTCTGTCAGAATGGATCTTGGTTATAACATCACGGTGTCTCGAATCGACGAGATCGAAATAGGGGCATAATGACCGAACAATTGGAGAGTAAAATACCCTCTTACAGTCACCATAAGTCAACAAAGTCTGGTACCACTTAAACACGTTGACCGCAACACCATTTAACAACGGTGGTGGGTACTGTTTAACAGTGACATCATTCTTCGATCGACCTGAATATCTCAAAATTCGACCTAAATTAGGGATGACCATCACATCACCACTCGGTAGGCGGACTGGAGAGTTCTTCAAGAATTGCATCCTCGAATACTCCTTATTCAAATTAAAAGCCTCAAAAGTAAGTAAAAATCCACAACGATATGCAGACAATGTGACTAACTCAAGGCATGATGAATACCCGCTTTTCAAATGACGACTTAACATCCAAGCGATCATAAGCATCGCTGTGTTGTTCGCTATACTAGTGGCCCCTATACCACTCGGAAGGTATCCATACTTAGCTTTAAAAGCTATACGATCCCTCTTGTTTCTAGCAAACAAGTAATTCTCTGCAAAAACCATTTCAAACAAAAATCGTGCGTGATCGACAGGCATCGATAGTAAATTAGCGAATACAGACCACGTCCATCCAGAATGACTACCGTCATTCGCTCGAATATCAGTATTGAACATGTCATATGCTTTAATACTGGGATTCCAAATCCCAATAATACTATCGTCACTATAATTCTTAATGACCACGCGGTAACTAAACTCGTCCCATGATCGAAACACCTCAGCCAGACCAACCGGTGATGGGCAACTTGCGAACTCAATTGAAACGCAATTATTGTACACCACTAGTTTATCAGCCGAATGCCCTTTCCATGCATTGCTAATGTGAACATTAGGCAATGAATTCGCAGTCTGTGCATCAACGATGACACGCAGAGGTTTGTTGAATTTAGCAATCTCCATCTTTTTTGGCTTCCACACTAAATAAGGTTTAAAAACCCTCTTCCCGATTTCACCAGTCAAATTAATATCCTCATAAGCATCCATCCGTAACTTCTGTTTCGGGTGCTTCTCTTTGATTAGGTACGAGGCAGCTTCTTGTATATCTGTAAAATAGTCAAACTGACCATAAGACTGACGTGTCTGTGAAACAAATTCGTCGACAAGATACCTCGCAAAGTATGACTGATTTGCCAACAATTGCATATCGAAATCGGTGATAGCGATGCAGTAATTCCGCAAAGCTTTAATCTCTAATTCTTCAGGACTTCTCTTTTTCCAATGTCTTTCGACCATACCGGCCAAATTATAATTGTGGTCTCCTAAAATAACACCACTATTGGCAAAAGCATAACCATAAACGGAAACGTAATTATGCGCATACCTCATGATCTCAAACAAACGTTCATCTTCATCAACAGGAAAATTAATTTTCCCGTCAACAACGAATTTGGTTCTTTTTGTCATGGTGTAGCGATGGTTGTATTCCCAGTCTAAGGATTTCAAACACTTCATAGGAAGTATTCTAGTGAAGCCTTCATCATAAACCCCAGGTGGCCTCTCGTCATAGGATGATCGAATCGTATAATTCAATCCGCGTGATAATTCACCTGAATTAACAGCAACACCTTCGTCCATAAGTCTGTTGGCTTTAATGACACCCATAAAAGTATCGTTTCCCCCAACACTAAACCGACCTGTGGCGTAAGTTGATTTCCCTTTTCGATTGATACCAATTTTAGCTGGAATTGACAATGAGTAGACTCCACATGCTATCGCCTCACGCGAGATGACGTAACAAATTGTATTACAAGTGATTGAGTGAAAGTAATGTCTAATACGACCTTTTATGTCATGATCAACAAAGGCACTCGCTGAAAAATATAAACTATTCAGAGTGCTAACTTTCTCTTTGTACTTAGCAACACACCACGTCCAGAAGTCGGCATTGGCTAAATTTCCAATAGATGAAGCAGTACGTATAAGATTCTCAGATAAATCTTTCCATATCAACCCGCGCATAGTAGACGTGTACACTCCTTGTAATACATCCACACGTGCATTGGGTCTCTTGATCTTTGAGTTTCTTGCAAAACCCAAAGTCAACACGCGCCACAACATTGTTGGCTTGCTCTCATAATACATATCAACGTTAAGTGTATGTTGAGCGGAAACGGACGTCTCTGGCAAGGCATAAGCCACCGGAGATCTAAACAATGAGTTAACAGCATCTTCGATCTGTTGAAAGAAAGAATAATCTGCAGCCTCAACTGAAGACATATTCATATAAACATCGTCTTCTATTGCCGTATCCAACACTACGCCGTGATTATAAACAACGTGAGAGTAAGTTTTAGGGATTTCAAGATCTTTTTTAGGAATCTCAAATTCTTTGGTAGCCACCAACTTCCGCGGTTCAGACGGAGGGCGCCATAAACCGAACTCAAATGAATTTGACCCTTTCTGAGCAGCTTGCTCGTTCAAGGGCACGGGTGCCGTAACAACTACTGGTTCTTTCACCACCTCGTCAACCACGATAACAACTTCAGGGAGAGTTGTCTTATCACAGATCGCAGTGACTTCGGCTTTATGCGATGGGTTTACTGTCTCTTCTGTAAGCACGCAACTCCCGACTTCCTCTGGAAGCCTATCTCGTGGAGGCGGATTCAACCTTACTTCAGAGGCAATAATAGACTCAGAATGGACTTTTAACAATTTTTCATCTCCACCGTTATCAGCTATAAATTTATTAGCCAATGCCAATGGTTTATTAGTCAAAACTCTGTCACAAAGAACATTCAGAAATCTGAATTTTTTGTCAATAGCCTCAACCCTATAAATAGATTTAAAATCAATGCCGTGG